CATCCGCTGGGGCACCGATGGTGACCTGACCAGGTGCCACCGCCTGGTGACGCAAGAGGCCGGCGCCGACGCGGCCACGTTCGACGTCTGGGGGTACTGCCAGAACCTGCACCAGGAACTGTTCGGGCGCCCGAACCCCCGGGACTAAGCGGCGCTTATATTTCGGCCTTTTTGCTGCCTGACCTGCGGGAACGTAGGGACACGTCAGAGGCCACCCAGGCGGGGCCTTTCGGTCCACACGTCGACGGGTCCGACGTCGGATTGCCGCATGCGTTCCAGGCCCTGCGATGTGCTGTCGACGATGTCGTCGTGCTCCCCGGTGGGGAACGCGGCCAGCTCCGTGACGAAGTCGTCGACGAACCCGCGACCCTCCGGCAGGTTGACCTGGTGGGCCTCGACCAGCGGGGCCACGGACTGCGCGCGGACGACCTTTGACCCGTTCGCCGCCGTGACGGGGACAGCGACCACGCCGTTCAGCTCGCGCTGCAACGTCGAGATCGCCGCCGCGCCGTTCGCGGCACGCTCGACCAGGTGAGCGGTGGCCTGCGGGAATCGGCCGATGAACGCGCGCATGCGGTCGAGCTGCACGGTGAACGGCCCCCGGAACCTGACCATGTCCAGCAGGTAATACTGGTTGCCGGTGCGCTGCCACGCGGTGCCAACGCACCAGTCCCCCGTTTCCTCTCCCCCGGTGCCGAAAGTCAGGTCCCAGCTCGTGATGACCTGGTCAGCGGCCGGCAGCTCGATCGGGTTGTAGTACGCCCACCACGCCAGCTTGAAGATCGTTCCGTCGACGTCGCCCGGGTGCTGCTGGTAGAGCGCGTTGAAGACGGATGTACCAACCGACCGCTTCGTCTTCTCCCATCTGATGAGAGCGTCCGCCGGCGTCTCGTGCGTCTGCACGGACAGCAGCGGTTCCCCGACGGCGCGGCCCAGGCTGTCGCCGGGTTCCGCGATGGCCGGCATCACGAGCTGCTGCCACGCGTCTTCGGTGTCCTTCAGCAACCGGCCGTTCAGGTCGTCTTCGTGCCACCTGGTGGCGATCGACAGGACGATCGAGCCGTTCTGCCGCATGCGTGGCTTGACCACCGACTGCCACATCGACCAGACCTTGTCGCGCATCGTCTTGCTGTACGCGTCGGCCATGTGCTTGATCGGGTCGTCGATGATCGCGACGCGGATACGGCGACCGGAGAGGCTGCCCGTCAGGCCACGCGCGAGCACGCCGCCGCGCCCGCCCACGGTCCACGACTTCACGCCACCGATGGACTTCGCGGCGCCACGCTGGTCGTACTGCATCTTCACGTCCAGGCTGAACTTCTCCGCCAGGGACGCTTCGGCCGAGATGAGCGCGATTTCCCAGGTGGGACGGTTCAGGGTGAGCCACAGCGGGAAGATGACGGACGCGATCTGCGACTTCCCGGACCCGGGCGGCATGCTGATGATGACGTTGGTGTCGAGCCCCTTATCCGCGCGCTCGACGGCGCGCCCCAGGGTGTCCATCAGGGCATCGGTGTGGGGCCGGGTGATGTACGTGGGGCCGACGACGTCGCGGGCCAGGTCGTACATGCCCATGGACGCCTGCCGGCACGCTTCCAGGCGCTGCACGAGCGCCATGCGCTGCATCGGGGTGCTGTCGGCGTACAGCCGCCGGACTTCGTCGTCCGTGAGGCTGCACAGGACGTCAGTCCCCGGCGCTGGTGGTGCCGGCGTCGTCGTCGTCATCGTCGTCATCCTGGGGTCGTCGTTCGGCCAGGATCGCGTTCAGCTTCTCGTCGAGCTGCGCGTTGGCGCCCTGAAGGGTGATCGCCTGGCCGGGGACGTGGCCGGTGCGGTCCAGGATCGAGTTCGCGGCCCGGACGCGGTCGGCCGCTTTCTCGTTCACGTCCGACACGATCGTGCCCAGGGCGCGCATCGCTGCCTCGACGTAGTCGAACAGGCTGACGGTGGTGCGCTCGACGCGGCGTTCGGGGTGGTCAGCGTGGTGGCCGCAGTAGTCGCCCACGGTGGCGACGTTGCCGCACCGCCGCTTCGCGTGCTCGCCGCCCACCATGTGCTTGCAGTAGTGGTCCTCACCGTCGGACATCGGCGTTACCTCCCCATTTGTCGTCAGCGGTGCAGCCGTTCGTCGACGCCTGCCGTCAGTCCTGTCAGTGTGCTCGCTGCCCACATGATGACGAACGCATCGACGGCTGTGAATGGGTGTGCGATGGCCCACACACCCCACGTCAGGCCGGCGGTGAGCCAGAACCCCAGGCACCAGGGGCACGACCACAGGGAGTCGATCCACTGCACGACGGGGTGCGTGGACTCGCGCAGCCGGGAGTGCAGCGGGTAGGTGATGGTGTCGACGGCCGCTAGGCGCCACAGCCGGAAGCCGGCGAGGCCCAGCAGGATCGTCCAGGTGATCAGGGTCATCAGCGGGGCCTTCCGATACGGCGCGCTGCGGGCGCCATGGCTGGTGCTTCGGGGACGACACGGTTGCCGTTCTCCGTCTTCAGGACCCGGTACCGCATGCGTCGCTTCGCCATGGACTGGCGCGGGTCCTGCGCCTTCGGGTTCGCGGTGCGTGCGTGGTCGGGAACGCCGGCCAGCTCGAACGGCGACAGCGCGGTGAGGCCGGCGCGGCGTAGGTGCGGCTCGACGGCGGTGGCGAACGAGTGGTCGTGCGACGACAGCCACGCCTGCGTGGGCGGGAGGATCTTCGGGGCGTAGGTCTTGGGGTCGTGCATGCTCGTGCCGCCCAGGTTCGCCAGGTTGCCGTACAGGGTGCGGACGTGGACGGCGTCGGATCGCAGGCTGCCGGCGATCGTCAGGGCGCGGCGCATCTGCCGCTTGTGCACCAGCAGGGGCGTGTGGATGTCGTAGTTGTACAGGACGCGGCCGGGAAGCATGCGCTTCAGGGTGGCCTCTGCCTCGCGCAGGCCCTGCGCCCATTTGCTGGTCCAGGTGGCGAACATCGGGGTGACCAGGTCGCAGCGGCCCCGGTGGATCGGGGGCAGCTCGTGGATGGGGTGCAGGACGAAGAAATCGTCGTTCCACATCACCCAGGGGTCGGACACGCGGGGGTCGTCGCAGGCCCACTTGTAGTGGGCGCGGGTGGTGCGGTACTTCGTGGTCATCGTCGGCCGGCGGACGGCCGTCAGGCGGGGGTGGTCGAGCTTCAGCCACTGCGGCCACGCACCGACGACCCATATGTGCCGGTAGTCGAAATTGCGTTCGATCGAGCGCAGCGCGTACCGCAGCTCGCGGTTGTTGCCGGCGCGGCATGGGATGACGACGTCGGGTGCGTCCTCGCGGTAGGGCATCGGTCCCCCTGGGCGGTGGTCGTTGGTGTTCGCATCGTAGGCGTGGCCGGGGCCTGTGGCGTGGATCTTCACCAGACGACGCGGCGAGAACCTTTCCGAACATGTTTGCTTCGGTGACGTTCGATATGTCAACATGGACGTTCGAGCCTGGATACCGAGACCGGGCCGTGTGAAGGGACAACTACCGTGATGTACTCCGCCGGCGCCGGCTTCGTGGCGCTCGTGTTCTTCGTCATGATGATCCGGAAGAACAAGACATCAGGCCCCTGGGCCATCGCGCTCGTGCTGTGCTCGTTCATCATCGGCACGGCGCCGCTGATCAGTGCCATCCTGCCGGGCCTGGTGAACTGGATTGTGAACCTGGTGTCGCAGGCCGTGTTCCACCAGTCGGTGAGCACGGGCGGCGTCTACTCCACCGCCGTCATCGTCGTCGCGATCGGCCTGCTGGTTTGGTGGCTGCGCGACGGCCACATCAGCAACGGCGAAAAGTGGGGCCTGGTGATCTGCGCGTTCATCGTCGGGTCGACGCCCCTGGTGACCACCTGGTTCCCGACGGCACTGAACGAGATCTGGGCCATGATCCCTGTATGATCGGCCCTGCTACACCGGCACCAGCACGAATCTCCATCTGGAAAGGCCCCCCGCTTCGGCGGGGGGCCTTTCTGGTGTTCAGGGGGTGGTGTGCCGCACCGGTGGCGGGCCCTGCACCAGGCGCGGCGTCAGGCCGTGCGCCGCGCGGATCGCGCGCTGTTCCGCTGGTGACGCCTTGCCGTGTTCCTCCCAGTCGACCGGGCCTGGTTCCGGGTCGACGACGACGCCGTCGGGCGCGCTTCCGCTGCGGTCGTCGCGGATCTCCCGGTACTCCTGCGCGATTCTGGCAATGGTGGCCTGATCGTTCTCCAGCTCGTCGGCCGCGTCACCCGTGACGCCGGCGTCGTCGTCCATGGTCGAGCGCGAGCGCACGCCGGCCTGCTGCGCGTACGGCAGGCGCGCTTCGTGCTGCGCGCCGGCGAACTGGCCCACGGCCTCCCCCAGCTTCGCCAGGAACTCCGGGGGCGCCGGCGTCGGGGACGGTGGCGCGGCCGGCGCCGGCGTGTGGCCGGCGGGCACGAGCGGGGCGCCAGGCTGGGACAGGTCGCGGTACATCTCGCGGGGCATCACGAGCGGTGCGGCGTCGCCGTTGATGAGCGCGGCCAGTACGCGCCGGTCTGTGTCGGTGAGCTGGTCGGTGTCGATGTCGAGCGTGATTCGCACGGGGTTCCTTCCGTGGGTGGGAACGGCTGCGCCCCCTCTGGTTCCAGGACCAGAGGGGGCGCAGGGTCGAGATTACAGGGAGGCCCGGACCCGGTGGCGCAGTCGGCGTCCGCGTGAGTCGTCCGCGAACAGCGCTGCCAGGATCTCGGCGTCGGACGCGGCGAACCCGTCGGCCAGGCTGACCCGGGGGTCGGGCCGGTCCGTCAGGGTGTCGTCCGCTGCCCGGAGCGTCTGCCAGTCGGGGGTGGGGTCGGGAAGGTCGCGCAGGCGCGCGGCCTCGACGCGGCACAGGGCGCAGATCGGCTCACCGAGAGACGTGGTGCGGTCGGTGCGCTCCCCGTGGGGGCACGGGGCGTGGGTGGCGGTTGCGTGGCTCATGAGGATCACCTCTTTCCGTCCTTTCGTCATGTCGGTGTGTCGGTTGGGTCCCATTATCACGCCGGATGGTCGAATTGACCACCCCTTACCCCTGCCGGGTATGTCAGGTGGTCGTTTCGGCTTCCGACATCCACGCCGCGAGAACCGCGCTCATGAACGATTCCATCGCTGCCGGCACTCGCCCACCGAACCCATAGATGGTCTTGTCGCTGATGTCGCTGCCCCGGTAGTGCCGGCCCAGGGCCTGCGTCAGGGAACGGTCGATCATGTGCGCCATGCGCAATTCCCGTGACTTCGGATGCTTGTCGAGCTGATGCCTGGCCCGGAAGTCGTCCAGCGTTTCCTTTTCGGCGTCGGTCAATTCGTCGGTGTCGACGCCGTGCCCTTCGGTGATCAGGACGGCGCCCCGGATCGCGTCAGTGGGGACGTCGAGCTGAAGGGTGATCAGGCCCTGTCCGACGGCGGCGGCGAGCGTGGCGACGACGATGGGCGGCGGTGCGGCACGCCAGTAGTCGTCCGGCACGGGGACGTGGATGCACAGCGCTTCGCCGTCGACGTCGGCCACCAGGCCGATCAGGGGCGCGACGTCCCACATGTCTGACTCACGGGCCAGTTCGAGCGTGCGCATCGCGCCCTGTCGCACGATGTCGTCGATCAGCCGTTCCGGCTGCACGGGCTCGTTCACCGGGTCACCTCGACGGGGGTACCCAGGATCGTCGGGAACGCGGACAGCCACCCGATGCGCCACCCCACGGTGGTGATCTGGTAGGTGTGGCCGGGCTCGATCGCTGCGTAGATGTCGGCCGACTCGAACTGGCCCTGCGTCAGCAGGTCCGACACCTGCATCGTGCCGCAGTCCTCCGTGTAGATCCGCATGTCGGACCGGGGCGCGCTGTCGCGGCTGGTGACCGTGGTGCGGTCCTTATCGGTGACGGTGCACGTCTGCGTCGTCTGGTTGCCGCGCTCTGCGTAGACGGCCGCGCCGGCGCCGCCGACGACCACCAGGCCGATGACGATGGCGCTGGCGACGAAGCCGGCGCCCAGGCGGAAGGGGTAGCGGGTCATGGGTTCTCCGTGGGTGTCGTGGTGTGGGACTGCTGGACGGTACGGGTCAGGAACTCGACAACGGCGAAGAC